GGGTATATAGAGGTACTAGGTCCATTGCTTCTAGAGGTATTGATTACATATCCAGTTTTTAATCTCACCACAGAAGACTGCGAATCTAGGGGATCCTCGTATCCATATGGTCCATAGATAGGATTTCCATCATAAGCAAATCCTAGAATCTTAGAGTGACCTGATAGATTCTCATTTAATAGAGAATTTATATTGTCTCCTAGTTTATTTCTAAGTCTTCTTGGATTTGATAAAATACCATAAGTCAAGTTAGAACTAAATTTTTTGTTTAGTAAAGCACCACCATTAGGATCGATTTCTGCTGATGTGGTTTCTGTGTATCTGTTCTTATACCATTTTCTAATTTCTACGGTTGCTGTGGCATCTTTACCTACAGGAACAACAGTTGCTATCGTATCAGTGGCACTATAGTTAAAACCTGAGTTTGTAATATTAAATCCAATTATTCTTCCATTGCTAGAAATTAAAGTTTCAACTTCAGCAAATTTTCCTTTTCCTGAAAAATCTGTAAATTGTATAGTTGGAGGTGAAACATAATACTCACCAGCATCTTCGATTACTAGACTGGTTAATTTGCCTTGTGTTATGATGGGACGTACCTTACCTCCTCTACCAGATGTAATTACTATACTTGGCGTTCTTTGATAAGTCTGAGTCGTAAGAATTTCTATCTCACCAACAACATTTCCTGCTAATCTAGATATTGCTTTTGCTGATGAACCATTAACTAACACAACTGGTGGATTAACATATCCAGATCCTTTATTTGTGATAGTTACAGTTTGTATAGGACCGTATCTTACAAAAGAATCACTCTTAGTACCATATGCTAGTGTCCCATCAAGAAGAACTCCAACATCGTAAAAATCAGTTTTATAGATTTCAGTATTTGATATTGGAGATTTTCTAATTAATTTTAAGTACTTATTATCTTCTAAACTGCCAGTTGCTGTAGTCCCATCTAGTATATTTGTTGATGGATAACCAGATGAACAAATATAAAAATATGTCTCGTCTTCAAATATAGCAGAAACATCTGCATTTGTAGTGTCTAACTGTGACTGCAGTAATGGAAGTGATGGTGCAGTAGGTCTTTGACGGTTTTGATTAGAAATCCATCTATAATCACCAGTTAGATCGGAATATACTACAGTGTCTACGCTAGACTTTGCTGAAGGAGATTCTAGAATTTTATCACCAACAGATGAATAAGGTTGCTTGTTAGTTGGTAATAACTGATATATTACCGCACTTACATGAAATTTAACTGAATCAATATTATATGGATTTTTATTGTAAATTTTAGTTCCAACTGGATAAGATGAAGTTCCAGTTCTGGATGAAATTTTAAACTGATTTACATTTCTATCGTCAATAACTAATTCTTCATTTCCGACATATACTTTATTATCCTCTAATTTCCAAGACCTGGTAGAAACTACTTCGAGTGTAAAATTAGAAGTATCTGTTGATTGTATTTCTGAACGAGTTTCAGTAAGTCCATAATATGCAAAATTTCCGACAACTGAACTTCTATCAACAATTAACTTGGTTACATTACCGGGAAGAGTTTTTACATCTTCAACTACAAAAGATGCAAAAGGAGATTGCTGTACAATTTCTTTTCCAATCAGTGAACGTGGATCACCAGAGATTAAATCGATGATAATATCAAAACTAGAAATCCAATCAGACTCTGATGCTTTTGTAGTTTGCTTAGATGGTCTTCTAATAGACACATCCTCATTTTTTGGATCTTCTGATACTAAAGTGTTGAAGACAAATTTAATTGATTTCTCAGATCCTTTTGCTTTATAAAAATCTGTAATATTTTTAATTAAAGTTCGTTTATCTACAGATTTTTTTAGATATTTGGTTGGGATTGATGCTAGATATTGAGACTCAAAACTTTTTAATATAGCAAATAAGAATAAATTGCTTATATTTTGTACAACGGCACCAGAAGCATGAGTAGCAGTTGTAGTAGCAACATATTTTGTATTATTATACAGGTCACCTAAAGTAGTATTTCCGCTTACTCCTCTAAGAACACCTTCAAGGACGTTGCCATTTTTGTTAGAATAAAAACAAATTTCGTCATCTATTTTTACATACCCGTATTGTTGAGGAAAAGCAGATCCATCAACTAATTCAATTTCTGTGTCGGTAGATGATAATGAAGATGCAAGAGTTGTATCTTCACTAAGAATATTTTTTGTGTAAAAATTAATGTCGTAGTACGAACTTATATTAGATAAGATATCTAAAGGTTGACCCTGTATTTCTAAACTTTCGTAATATTTTTCGAGAAAATTTGAAAAGGCAGCATAATGAGTGGAGATAAACTCCGGTAATTGCCTTTCAATTAAACTAGATACCTTTACCGTCATTTACTTATTCTGCTTGTGCAAAAATTTTACTGTTGTTAATATCAACATCTAGGTATTGCTCTCTAAAAGCAAATACATCACGCTTCAGTGGTATAGTTCTAAGTTGTATAATATTATTTGATAATGTTCCACGAATGATTGTGAGATCATATAATTTTACTTCACCTGCTACATAATCAACTGTTCCAACATTAGGTTTTAGTATAATATCATCACCAGAACTACCTATCCTATATAGGACCATTATGCCATCCACATCTTTGACGTAGACTGTAAATCTTGGATATTCACTTACCACAAATCCTGTAGAAGAAACTGTAGGTCCATTACACTCCTTATCAAATTCATTTTGATAACATACTTCGTAATATGTGGTTGTATTAAGTATTGGTTGAATATCTTTTCTCATTACAAAACTAGTCTCATTAGACTGAATTGAATCATCTGCAGCATCAATAACACCATTCACTTTGCTGTATCTTAATTTACCAGAAAATTTCTCAGTTTCTGATAATTTAACATAAGACTCTAATGAATTTATTACTTTTGTGGTTATATCTTTAGATGTTAAATTTGTTTCTAATCTATTGTAAAATACGGTTGAATTTACTTCAACATACAAAATAGATGGATCAATAATTTTTGGAGTTACTGATCCTACCATATATTGTTCTAATTCAGATTCAATTTCTCTTTTTCTTTGTGAAGTTAATTTTGCAGAATTTTTTGGTTTAATTACTAGTTTAACTACACCATATTCAGGTGGTTGTTCTTCTTCTCCACCATATACAATAATATCAGATACGTTTGGATAAATTTTTGATATAATTGGTTTAAAATCTTCAGCAGTTACTGCTCGATTTTGTGTTCCAAAATATTTTGGTGCAATAAATTTAATACTATCTGTGCTCTCAATCTCAGCACCACCATCTGATATTGAAGCATCCGATACAACTACAGTAGTGCTATATGTATTGTTGTCGTCATCGGATAATATACCATTAAATCTAAATGAAGAAACTCCATTAGATTCTGGACCTGCCGTAATTAAGTATGAAACTTCAATATAATTTCCTGTATCTAGTGCTGCACCAAATACACCATCTCCAAATATAATTTGATAATTTTCATCATCAATTTCTTCAATAAAATATACTTTAGATTGTGAATCTATTTCTAATATATTTTGTGTACTCTTAAATTCAAACTTTGATGATGAATTTTGATTTTGATATACAACAACTCTAATGCTCGAACTGTCGATACCAATATTAGATAAAACAAATCTATTATCTGTACTAGAATCAAAGGTAAAATATTGCTTTATTAGAGTTCCTTCTGAGATTTCAACATCCTCAAAAGTTGCTACACCATTTGTTACAGGTACAGTTACATCATCAATAACAACATACTTGTAAACCGTATCATCAAAATTACTTAAAAATCCAGTGCCTTTTCGTAGAGTATAGCTTGCTGGTGGATTATTTGATGTGATAGTTGCAGTAAAATTAATTGTAGATTTTGGAGCAACTCTTGATCTAGGTCTATAACCTAACTGTTTGGCAATTCTAATTACATTGTCTCTTAATGTAGCAGAATCGATGAAAAACTCATTTGCTACTAAGTTTGTATTAAACGCTGTATAATAAGTATTATACGCCAATACATCAAGAATATTGCTTAATGCAGATCCTTCAAAATCATAGTCAGTAAATTCTGACTGAGATCTCAAATATGTCTTGAGACTTTCTTTAATTTCTAAGTAGTCTAAGTTAGCAATCTGAGAATATGGCACTTTATGGTCTCTCTAACAACAGGTTTAAATTCAAAGGTTCATCGTTTCTACCAATTACATAGAAGTCTAAACGAACATCAAATGCATTTGCTGCGAAATCAGCAACAACTTCAATTTTATCAATTGCTATTCTAGGTTCGTATCTATTTAAAACTTGTCTAATTTCTTGTGAAATTAAACCTGCAGTAGAACTAGAAAGAGGTTCAAATAATAAACTATTTAATCTTGTGCCTGAATCTGGATCAAATAATCTTTCACCCTCGACTGTATACAACAAATTAGCAACAGCTTGTTTAATTGCTGCCGTATCTTTCTTTGTTAACACATCACCAGTTATAGGGTGTGGTTTAAAAGAAATACTCAGATCTTTAAATGTCTGAAACGTAGGCACAAGAATAGTATACGACTTCTTACTTATTTATGCCACCTCTCGACATAATCATCAAACCCATTTTTACCACCACAATGCCTAGACATTCTATCTGCAGGAGGATTATTTCGCTTTGTGGCATTCAAATACTTGTCCGATGCTTGATCGGTAATCAATGTCATACCAGACTTGATGAACTCTTCACTTTTATCTACTGGACTATTAGCCATGAAAAAACCCCTCTAAAGGACTACATATGTAGAACTTTTAGAGAGGTTTCTATCTCAGAAGTATTTATCGCCCCTGTCCACGATAACGCTTACGCTTACCGTTACGAGAAGTGGCAGCATACTTCGTATGTTTTCCCATACCCTGTCGTGTTTTCTTGGGAGTAGACTCAATCATCTTGTCGCCCATCAATCCAACTTTTGTTCTCGCCATAATACCTCTTGGTTTACTTTGTCATTCTAACACCCCTAGGGGCGTCTGTCAAGTGCCTTGTGCAGATAATCAAGTGTCTGTGCCAAGGTTTCATACTCGCTGCTTCCTGGACGTTTATACATCAATTTAAATTGACTCTGTTTCTCCTCTACCTGCGCTATCCGTTTCTCCAAGGAATTCAGCCGTGCGACCATTTCCTGATACACTTTCTGTTCGTTTTGTTCCATAATTTGTTTCAATCTCCATTGGTGGCATCATACCAGTCTTATAAAAATCTCCAGCAACACTTTCAATTGCATCGGCAAATTCATTAAAATCATCAAATCGTTGCTCTTTTAATGTACCGTCTTTTGTTTTATAAGTGATCTTATGTTCTTCCATAATTAATTATAAAAAAAAATATTTATAACCTACTAGGTGAAGTTCTAGCACCAGATTTAATATGTACTGTAGTTGCTGCCTGCCCTGCTACCATCCCAGCAGGTGCTAATATCGATAATCCTAATATCGCAACTGGTGAACCATTTACAAGTACAGTAGGTTCACCATTAATAATTACATCCGGATGTATATCAACTGGACTACAAAAATGTGGTATTGTTAAATCACCTACACGATGAGTAAAAAGTCCATTGATAATAACATTACTTGATGAACCAGAAGTAAACGCTACTGGACCAGGTGGTAAATATCCAACTGGAGGCCAACATCCATGCCCTGTAGTTACATCAGCAGGTGTGGCAAGTGCAGCAAAAAGTGTCATTATAGCGGCTCCGGTTCGTAACTTGAATCATCACTAACAAATGGTGTACTATCTGGATCATACTCATAACTTGAATCACCTATAACATCACCAATAACATTTCCAAATGTAGATGTGAGTGTACTAATTCCTGCATTGAAATCTTCATTAATACGGAAACACTCACTCTCTAAGTCATCACCACCTTGTGATCGATCAGGTACTTGATTTAAATCTTCATAAACTTCAGGATCGCAATTACCATGACCTATTAATTCATTCGCACATAATAACTTTAATACCGCTAAAATATCATTTTGTGAATCTACTGTCATATGACATATAATAGGAGTCTTTAATAAAATAGGTGGTGGATTTGATGTAAATGGTGGAAAATATGGTAAATATATAACACTATCTATCACACAAAGATAGTAAAATCTCATCTTTTTGATTTCACTCGCTTTCCATTGAACGATCTGCTCGGCACAACGAAGATATGGTAGCATTATTTCCTCAATGCACCCGGCAGTTAACATATTCTGTGAAAAAAAGGTGAAAGGGGTAATACCACTTACACCAAAATCTTTTATATTCTCTCGGTATAATGGCATTTTTACCTTATTGCCTGGCATCGTAAATCTACCATTAATATTATATCTCGCATACACATCACGATGCTTTAAAACCCATTCCCTATCAGTCCAGTTCCTTTCAGTATAATATCCCGATATACTCTTAGTAAACGTCGTATAACCTCTACCAGTACCTCCTTCTGGTGACCAAGATACATCCGGTATTAGTATCGGTGGATTTGCATCGTTAAGTTCCTCACAAGTTATATACGGTTCGAAAAATGGCCCAGGACCTAGATTACTTAAACTTGAATTGGGGGCCCACCATGGACTTACACCAATTCGTAATGCTGTCTCAAATGAACGAGTGGTACTACCAATATCTGTAATCTCTGGTAGAGGATCCTCCAAAAAACAAGCAAATGGACCTGTAATATTCATATCCAGTATCTTTTCATAAAGAAAAGACGGGATTGCAGTTACATCTATCGTAAATAAATCATACGGCGAAATATATTCTGGATTGTCTTCCTCTAATGAACCTACTAAATCTCGTATATCCTTGATGATTTGTGGTACTTCGACGCTTAAAAATGGCTTTAACTCAAATTGCCCGCGAGGAATTAATAAAGCAGCACTTAATTCACTCTCCCTTGCTAATCTATCTAATGTCTCTACAGTATATGGTGATCCAACACTAACCCCACTATTAATTAATGTAGCCATTTAACTTTTCACGGCAAATTTTTCTGGGCGAATTTTTTTTATTCTCGATAATATTTATCGCTCGTTTGGATACTTTTGTAGGTTAGAAAGTGCTAGATGGGACCCGTTCGCCCGGCCGCGCCAATATAACAAATAAGGGGCAAATTAACTGCCCCTCAGTGTTAATTAGTGACCCTTCGTAA